CCTATGTCCTCGCGAATGGAATCGAACCACTATCAAAGGGTTTACAGTCCTTTGCACTAACCATTGTGCTACGCGCGGTTATGGGTGTCATATCGGTTATGCTCCGATCTACTTCGCTTCACAGGCGAATATCTTACTACTAGATTAATGACACAGTTACAGTAAATGGATTCGAACCACTATTAACGAGTTCAGAGCTCGTCTGCCTACCATTAGCAGATACTGTATCGAGTTACCCTTCATGGAATCGGACCACGCTATTTGGGTTCAAAGCCCAACGCCCTACCACTAGGCTAAAGGGTACTAAAAAACTCCCATTTCTGGGAGCTTTGTTTTTGCTTGTATATGCGTTAACAGAAACCCCCTAAGAGAGATGCCAATCTTGGTTATTCTGTTGATATAAACGCATGTCGTTACTATAACATACTTTTTCTAAAAAATCTAGTGTCGAGATGGCTGGTAATGCTCCAACTGCTTCTACCTTATCAGAGTAGCACTCTAACTTTTGAGTTACATCTCGTGGTCGATCTTGATGAAGTCGAATCACCGTAGCCGACTTATAAGATCGGTGTTCTACCGTTAAACTAAAGATCGATGGTGGTCTCTCAGGGACTTGAACTCTGAACCTTCTGTATGTAAAACAGTTGCTCTACCAATTGAGCTAAAAGACCTTAGTGAGTTCACTGGGAATCGGACCCAGAATCTATCGCTTAAGAGGCGATTGCCTTAACCATTCGGCTATAAACTCTTAGACATTTCTAATTTTTTTCTTTGTATAGACTTTGCTTCTTTGTAAGAACCTCGCTTATACGTTTTCTTTATTTTTGGTTTTCTCATATATTTTTTTAATAAAATCTATAACATAATCTGGTTCACCAGCAAAATCAAAAATAGATAGAGTTTTCTCTAAAAAACATTCTCTATACATTTTTTCATGTGTTGTCATCCATTTTAGACCTTCGACTAGACAATTATATCTTTTCCAGTCTTTTACTTTAGTCGGTTTTATACCTTGACTAGTAAATTTTATGAAAGCAACTTCTGGTTCTTCACCATCATCATTATTTTGTTGTTCAGCATTGTAAATACTGACACCACTAAAATTTTTAGGTATAAACCATTCAATTAATTTTAGTTGTTTATCTTTCATAGTGAGTCCGACTGGGATCGAACCAGCGATGTACTGCTTAAAAGGCAGTTGCCTTGACCACTCGGCTACGAACTCAAAGTAGGCTTAGCAGGAATCGAACCCACATAATTAGTTTAGAACACTAACGTCCTATCCATTGGACGATAAGCCCAAAAAAAATCCCCTTTCGGAGATTTTGTAGTTTTTATACTAGAATATCTCCGTTAGGTGTCGGCTTTAATGACTCTCTTTGAAGATACTTGTATTAACATAATTGCATTATATCATAAATATTTTGTAGGTCTAGTCGGATTCGAACCAACAAATACGGTTTCGAAGACCGTAGTTTTATCCAGTTAGACTATAGACCCCTGTACATGCCATTGTTACGGTCAATGGCAACCGACAAAGGAGTAGCTAATTCCCTCTGCGGAGAGTGAGAGACTTGAACTCCCAACGCTTTTACACGCTTGTTTTCAAGACAAGTGCCATACCATTAGGCGAACTCTCCATAAAGACGTCCTACCATTAGACGACATTACTCTTTTATTCAAATGGTTTCCCGCCTAAATAAATTAGAATAAGAGAGGACTCGAACCTCTATTTCCTTTTTTAGTAACGTCCTAGCCACTAGACGAACCCCACATGTTGTGCAGGGTGACGGATTCGAACCATCGTTTTTACAACGCGGAGAAAACAGGATTCGAACCTGTGAGATTTTTGGTCTTCCGATTTAGTAGATCGGTGCTATAAGCCTCTCAGCCATTTCTCCAAAGTTATATAAAGTTATATAAACTTATATAAGTGTCGATAGTTGGAGTCGAACCAACAAAACGTAGTTTTTGAAACTACTGTCTCTACCATTTGACTATATCGACTTGTGTGGTCAAGGAGGGACTCGAACCCTCATGTCTTTCGGCACACGCTCTTAAGGCGTGCGTGTATACCATTCCACCACTTAACCTAAGTATGCTCGGAGGGAGTCGAACCCCCAGAATTTAGTTTCTAAAACTAACATGTATGCCATTCCATCACGAGCACAAAAAAAATCCTCTTGCGAGGATTCGTAGTTTTAAGGTACTAGAAAATCCCCGTTAATCATCGGATAAGAGGACTGATTGTAGAGAGCTTCTGCGCTTATTCATAGTGATATTATATCAAAATTTTTCAAATTGTTTATAGATATTTTTAACTATTTTTCTAACAAATGGCGGTTCATCTTTTAGAACTGTTATTTTAGTATTACTACTAAGCCAATTTAGACCAACTATAAATTTTTTATATATTTTGATATCGCTACGACTAAGTTTACCGACATCAAGATTTTTAATCTTGTATAGTTTTTCGTCTTTTTTCATGTTTTTTGTCACTAGCGGCTTTAATTTCTAAATCAAGAGCGCCTTCACCAAACTCTTTGTAGAGTTTACTGACTTTACTAATAAAACGCTTGATTCTTTTTTTCAATGTATTCCGCTACAAGTAATATTAAATTTTGGTAAAGGTTTTACAGTTTTTGTTTTGATTGATCCATTTGGGTCTTTACAAGTATTATCCCCAACAAGAGGTGCAATATGCTTGTCTTTATTTATTAACATGTTCTCTGGTACAAATTCATAGATAAAACAAGGGTAGTAATCATCATAATTACTTGTACCTATCGCTAAAACTATTTTACCAGTGTGAACGTCATAGACATCTAAAATTTCATCGTTTGTACCTTGTCTCATTGTGGCGAAGACTCTTTGTGCTTGAAATTTGTTCTTTACATCAACTTCGCAATTAACTTTTATAGCTCCATCATTTTTAGATAGCTGAATTATTTCACGCATAGAACTTCTATACCCGTCATCTGGGTTTTCTATTGCCATATAAGATTTGTTATCTAAAATAATCACGATAGAGTTTACAGTTTCTTTGCCACTAAATTCTTTCTCTATTTCTAGAGAACCAAAACTGACACCAGTTAGTTTGTGTAAACCTGTTAAATCTTTTAATTCCATAGTGGACTTTGTGGGAGTCGGACCCACCTTCCCTCGTTGCAGGCGAGGAGTTCTACCGATGTCACTAAAAGCCCTTAATAACTAGTTGTCAGTTTATACAGGTAAACCGAACAGGTGCTTTCGCACACTAGTTAAGTGACATATCTGAGAATCGAACTCAGGTAATTACCTTGAGAAGGTAATGGACTTACCACTATCCGAATATGCCTTGGTGACGGTTAACAGAATCGAACTGTTGTCTTCTGGCTGAAAACCAGAGGCACTAACCACTATGCAAAACCGCCTAATAAGCCAGTAGATATAATACTAAATTATATCCTACGTTTTGACTTGACTACTGGCTTGCCGACAATAAATTGTGCGGATAATTATGTCAATTATCAGATATAACTAGAGGTGATACACACCCAATGTTGCAGGGGTCAGAATCGAACTGACTCTATAGGCTTATGAGACCAACGTGCTTGCCGTTACACTACCCTACATTGTTTGAGTTATTATAACTCATATTTTAGTCTTCTTGTTCTTTCTTTGCGCCTGTCTCTAAAAACGCATAGCCACGAATGGCATAAGTACAGGCATAAGGTCTATCTGTAGTTAAAAGATTTAGATTATGACCAGGAGAACCAGCCCAACCAGTGATAACTTCGTTTAAATTATCGCCATTAATATGGACGTTCTCACTTACTGAATTAAACCCTCTTTTAAAAGGACCATCTTCTGTCCATTCTTTAAATCCACCGTGTGCCACGTATTTGTAATCTGGGTTCAATGAATCGTAGTATCTTTGAGCTAAATTACTACACAAACCTTGATCCATAATAAGTGGTTCTAAACCGTTCTTTTTACGATAACAATTTATTGCATCGAATAATTGTTGACCAGTGAAATCTGGTTCATAAAAGTCTGGGTTCTTTTCATACTCACAAGTAATTTTATTTACTGCCAGTTTAGGTTGCGGTGAATCTTTATCTAAGAATAAAAAGACTATCGCAGTTAATATAAATAAATGAAAGATTACTAGTATAAGTTTCTTGTGTTTCATGTTTTTGATTGTATCATTAATGACACGACAATGCTATAATCAAATTAGCTTTAAACAAAAGATATTTATAGTATTGACTATGACTAGTAACTATGCTATAATAAGACATACTTTAACAATTGAGTTCTATGTGACTGAATAATCCTTAACACGAGGATAAAGTAGTCTCTTGCACCCAGGCATGGGAAAAGAGAAGTAGTTGACGTATATGACTTAAAATCTCAAGCTAGTGTTCGTTAACTTAATAAGGTTCATTCTAGATAATGCTTACCCTTATTCATAGAACTCAGTTGTCAAACTGGCGGTGGTGGAACAGTAAACACTACCCGTGATCGAACAAAGTATCGTGAATTCTCAATAGCCGCGATGAAACGATATTCGTATAGGCTACGTTCGAATGTAAGGTGACATATGCAGGAGGTGTTTTTACACTATGCGAGTTATCAACGATCCACTGAGCTACTCCGTTACTGCAAAAGAAGTCCTTACCCGCTGGTGCTGTAGCAATTATTCTGGACTGGTACGAATCGGGAGATTACCTCAGTCCAGTTTTGCTTTAATAAATATGAAAAACATGATTTTATGGTTCGTTATAATTTTCTTAATGCTTATTTTAGGTTGTTATTTTAAAAAATATTTATGATTGATAAAAGATTAGTAGTGGCGTTCGATGTTGATGACACTCTCATTATTCCCTCAGTTGCCACTGGTTTTGACAGAGATACCCCAAACTACGATACTATTGCGCTTTATAAATGGTTTTATAATCAAGGTTATTACATGATTATTTGGTCTGGTAGCGGTGTTGATTGGGCTAAAACTTGGGCTGAAAAATTAGGTTTAATTGTTGATGAAATTAGAGTTAAAGAAAAATCTGAAGATGTCGATATCGCTTTCGATGATTGTGACGTAGATTTGGGCAAAGTTAATGTCAAAGTTTCAAGATTTAACAACTCTGTTAGTCGTAAAGAATGGAATGTAACTAAACGTAAGTCGTGACAAACAGCTTTGATAGTGCTATACTGGTCTAATGAGAAAACAAAAAGGTACTCCCTGTTATTGCCACTTAAGTGATGGTCATGGCACTTTTATCCAACTTCTGCATCAAAATAGAGAACTTAAACTATCTCTAATGCGCTATAACGTTAATAAATGGTTATTCATTAAAATGGCATTTGGAATTCTCTTTAAAAAGAAACCTTTAACCATAAGTTTAGACATAAACAAGGAACTAAAGGAATCTATAACTAAGGGCTTGACGACCACCACGTGGTATGTGTAATAATTTGTCACGTCTATAAAGTCGTGCTAAAAATATGAGATCAGTAAACATAAGACAGTTTCAAAGAAACTTCTATAAAGAGATAAAGGACTTACCAGTCCTAGTAACGCGAAGAAAACACGCGGTCTTTGTTGTATCTGCTCCCGTAAACAAAGCTGAAGTTACTAAAAAAACTGACCCAAATGTATAAAACAAACTCTCTAACATTGGCTTCTTATCTAAGAACCATTACTGAATTAGATTTTAAAGGTGTTGACCGATCTAACACTGACAAAATTGAGTTTATGTTTGCTAATGAAGAATTAGCTGAGAAATGTGCTGACGACTTTTTCGCTGGTAAAGACGGTGCTATAAAATTGTTTGAAAATTATCATACTTTAAAAGATATGATATTTGAAATTAAGCGCAACAATCAATCAAAAAGAGGCTAACTTCTAGGTTGATAAAATAGCGGAGTCACGATTAATTTCGAACCCTGCTATCTTATGAGTCTAGAAGTTGTCACTACATTTGACGTAGTTTGATTTAAAATGTCCACGTTTTTTTATCTAAACAAAGGGCATATAATCTTAGCAATTAATAAATTTTTATATGTAAAATGTCAGATTTAAAAACCTCCCCCTACGAAACGAAAGATATTTATGTCGCGGCTTACTTGATTGAACTTGGTTATACAAAATACACTCTCATAAAAAATGATAAACAGTTTTTCTTTGTCTTTGATAATAATGAAGACCAACATTTAATTGAAAACTGCGTTGACCGCTATTGGGACGATGATATTAAAGTTTCCCCTAAAAAACTATTCACCTGTTTTAGAGAACTTAAATTTCGTATGTACAATAGGGAGGAACGTGCGTGAAAACAAGAATAATCTGGACAAAAATATGGGAAGACGAATGGTTCTGCAATCTCTCTGATAATGCTCAAAAGCTTTTTTTATTTCTCTTAACTAATTATCGTATTAACATGTGTGGCTGTTATGAGTTACCAGACAGACAGATATTTATAAATACTAGAATTAAAAGAGAAAACATTCCAAAGACTAAAGAGGAGTTATTCCCTAAAGTAAAATTTAGTGGCGATTGGGTCTATGTAGTTAATGCTCAATTTTATAGTGGATACTCTGGTAGTAAAAATGAAGTTGCATTAGAGAGAGAGTTAAGTCAGATACCTGAAAGTATCGTTAATGCCTTAATTACCAACAAAGACGATAGGGTATCGATAGACTATGCATACAGTATCGATACTCCTATAAATAATAAATCAAATATTATAAATAATAATAATAATATTATATTAGAAAAGAAAATACTAAAAGAAAAGAAAAAGTATGAGCGTATTACTGACATTACTGATGATGATGTCGCTGAGATTGCTAGAGAGTATAACGTTCAACATGACCACGTTAAACTTCTTTTGTCAAAGATGAGTGATTGGTGTCATGCTAAAGGTAAATCTTATAAGAATTATCGTCTTGCGCTTATTATTTGGGTCAAGAATGACCTAGAAAGAGGAGGAGTTTTCAATGGTCGACCAAAAATCGCTGTCATGCCAGAACAAGAAAACAATTAAAGTTAGTGATTATACTAATCCAGATTTATTAGATAGACGCTGGAAAGTATCTTACGGTAGAGGTCAGTTCTTTTACTTGACTGATACTGAACATAAATTTTTTCTCGGCGCTATTCTTGCAGGAGAAAAACATGTTCAAATTGGATTATTAACCTTATCTAATAATTTTTTCTACATTCTCCCAACTAAGAACATGAAAAAAGATGAAGTCGTTGAAGAAATAAAACCAATGACTGAAGAAGAAAAGAAAGCCGCTTTAAATAAAGCCGCTGAGATTAAGAAAAATTTAGTTAATATTTTAAATAAAAAAGATGACACAACCAAACAGTGAAATAGTTGAGAAAGGCGAAATTATTAAATTCGATAAAAATAAAGACTACGATTATTCGGGTTTTCATTTTTTTAAGAATGGTTTAAAACCAGTACGTGATGACATAACTTTTGAAGAATGGCAACATTGTGGGGATTGGATTAAACGTGCTAACGGTTCAGTACATTTTTGGTTAGGTGATTGGTTAAATTTTGGAGAAAAGAAATGGGGAGAACAATATTCTCAAGCAATTGAAGAAACTGAATTTGAATATGGAACACTTCGTAATGACAAATATGTCGCTGATAAAATTGATTTGTCACGCAGGCGTGACAATTTAAGTTTTGCACATCATCAAGACGTTGCCGATTTAAAACCAGAAGAACAGGAAAAACTTTTAGACATTGCCGAGAAAGAAAATATGAATCGTAGTGATTTTAGAAAAGCAAAGCAAAAATTTGTAGCTGATTCTAAGCGTTTACCGTCCAAGATAGATGATGATGCGAACTTGATAAATAAAAGCGCTGGTGAAGCTCTGGTGAAGTTAGATGATGCTTTAATTGACTGTGTCATCACTAGTGCACCGTTAGTAACCGATTCTAATATTTTATGTGAATTTGCTGAGACCTGTGACTTACTTGCCAAGAAAGTTAAAAAAGATTCTCATCTTTACTTTTTCACTAATTGGAAAATGTTAGAAGAAATAAAACCTCTAGTTGGTGATTACTTTCAAATTAAGAATGTAATTGTTTGGGATAAAATGGAAGGTAGTAAAGGAGATTTAGACGGAAATTATTCTGAACAATATGAACTTATTATCTTTGCAACTACTGGTAGAAGAATATTAAATGGACCACGACCTTCAAATATAATTAATTATCCTAAACTTGCAACTTTAGAATACATTACAGAAAAACCAGTTGGTTTAATCGAAAGACTAATCGCTATCTCAACAAATGTTGACGAAGTAGTTTGTGATCCATATATGGGAGTTGGTAGTACCTGTGTAGCCGCTAAAAAATTAGAAAGAAAATATATCGGGATAGAATCAGATAAGAAATTATTTGAGATAGCCCAAAGGAGTATAAATGAAAAAACTAATTAGACAGTGGCTTTGTGAACATTCTAAAACCTATTTTGTTAAAAAAATAGTTATAACTGAAGAATATAAAAATGAAAGTTGGATTCTAGATTTAAAACAATGGGATAGATGTAAACTTTGTGACAAACTTATTTATTCTCACATTAAGTTTAATAAAAAACGAAAATGAAATTTAATTTACTTGTCGACTTAGACGAAATAAAATTGCTTAAAATTTATGAAAAAATAGGAATTCCCGTTAAGAGTGTTGAAGAATGTCTTATAAACGAAATTCTTCTTGATGGTCGTGAATTTGATTTAAAAATAGAATTTATAAGCAAAGTTAATGTAAAAGATACTAATTGACACGACAATCAATTAATGATAATATTCATTCATTACAATTTAAAGCATTTTTTGATTATGAAAAATACGACAATAGTTATTTTAATCGTTATCTTTGGGTTTATCGGTTACTGTATGGGTTCTAGTAATAAGAAAGAAGTTGTTAAAGAAATCCCCGCTACTTGTGATTACAGTTCTTGGAAAAGTTTAAAAGAAATTGACGACAATGTCATTCAATTATCATCTGACGCTCTTGGTTTATGCAGTGAAGGATTCTTTGCCGCTAGTGAAATGGACGTAGATAAAATAAATGCAGTTACAACTAAAATGAACGATATCGCTCCAAAAGTTGAAGAAGTCGGTACTAAAAGACAATCTGTCTTAAAAACTTTAGGTTATTAATATTAATAATTAAATAAAAAAATATGTCAACTCAAGAATTATCTCCAGAAGATAAAAAAATATGGAATGGTATGAAGATAGGTATTTTCATCTTTGTACTAGTTATAGCTTTATTCAACTTGCCAATAGTCACAATACCTGCGGGTAATCGTGGTGTTGTAACTCGTTTTGGAGCTGTTACAGGTGCAATTAAAGGGGAAGGAATGTCATTCAAAGCTCCTTTCATAGAAAAAGTGACTAAAATGAATGTCCAAGTTAATCTTAAGTCTGTAACTTTAGCTGCCGCATCAGCAGATACTCAGCAAGTTACATCTAAAATTTCTGTTAATTATCACGTTGACCCAAATAGAGTCGCTGATGTTTATCAAAAAATCGGTATGGATTACGTGCAGAAAATTCTTGAACCATCAATAGCAGAATCACTTAAAAATGCTACTGCAAAATTCACTGCTGTTGAGGCTGTTACTAAAAGAGATGAAATGAGTAATCTTTTCAAAACTAATCTTTTAGCAAAAGTTCTTGGCACTGGAATTATTATCGATGCTGTTAACATTGAAGATGTTGATTTCTCTCCTTCATTTAACAAAGCTATCGAGGAAAAAGTTACTGCTGAACAAAATGCTTTAGCCTCTAAGAATAAACTTGAACAAACCAAGTATGAAGCCGAACAGAGAATTGCTCAAGCTAAGGGTGAAGCCGAAGCCATTAAAATTCAGTCTGAAGCCATTAACTCACAGGGTGGTGCTAGTTATGTGAATATGAAAGCTGTAGAGAAATGGGACGGTAAATTACCAACAAATTTCGTTCCAGGGTCTGCAATGCCTTTTATACAACTTCCAAGTTATAACTAATTGGTAGTCCTCTATACTCTAGAGGACAAACGAGTTAATTAAAACTATGACAATATTTGATTTTGTAAAACCAACAATGAAAATTCCTTGCCCTAGATGCAAGAAAGAAACAATGACTATGGGAGAGTGGCCTGGTCCTTGTAGTGAATGTAAAAAAGACCCAAAGTATTTAGAAGAACAAAAGAAGAAACAAGAACTTAATACACAAAAAGGACCAAACACTTATACTGGTAAGAAAGTTACTGACGATATTACTCACTTTGTAAAAGATGAGTCTGGTCAATCATTTGGAGTTGATGTTAAAGGAAAATTACATCGTGCTGATGATACTCGTTATGACATTAAAAATGACAAGAACGGTTGGAAAGAAACTGGTGTAGTTAAAAAATAATATGGAAAAAATACCTAAAAAATTTAGAATTTGGTTAACTGACACTAAGACTGGTGAAAACGGTATGTTCTATCAAGAAGACCAATATTTATCTTCATTCTTAAGACGAATCTATGATAAATATTTCACTACTCATCCTTCTTATTTAAAATTTGAGATCGAAGATAATTTAGAACAGTATATTGGTTTAAAAGATAAAAACGATAAAGAGATTTACGAAGGAGATATTATCTCTGGTAATGGTAAAGACCCGTTAGAAGTAGTCGATTACGAAACTATAAAAGCAAGATATTTTATTGGTCAATTTAATATAAAAAATTTTGTAGTTATCGGTAACATTCACGAGAACCCAGAGTTAATAGTTAATTAAAATATGAAAATAGAAATGTCATTAAACCCAAATTGTAGTGAATCAGTTTATCGAATTAAAAGAACTGACTTAGGTAAATTAGACAATGAAACTTTAAAAGATTTATTTAGCGGTGATTGGCCTTGTAATTTAGAACCAACTGAAGGTTATTCAAATCTTAGAGGGAAGAAAAAATATATTTGCTTTTACTATTATCAAGCCAGTGCAGACTGGTTAGAAAAAATATTATTAGATTTAGAGATACCGTATAAAGCTGAAAAACCTTTCACTGGTGGTGTCGAAACTCCTAGCAAATATCTTTTTAAGTCAAAGTAGACACGACAACATTTTCAAAATGCGGTATAATGCATTTAATGAGCAAAATAGATAACACTGACCAACCAAAATTATACTGGCCACTATATAAACTTCGAAGTTGGGATAAGAACCCACGTGAAGTTAAGACTGAAGATTTTACTCGACTTTTAAAACAGGTTGAAGAACTTGGTGAATATAAACCCCTTTTAATTACTGAAGATGGTGAAGTTATTGGTGGCAACATGCGACTGCGCGCGTATAGACAATTAGGATTTAAAGAGTGCTGGGTAAGTGTTGTTAACCCAAAGAATGACGCAGAAAAAGTTAAATATGCCTTATCTGATAACGACAACATTGGCTACTACGTAATTGATGAATTATCAACATTAGTTGAAGAATTAGACTTAGATGAAGATGAATTAAAAGAATTTAAAGTTAGTCTTGGTAAAAGTATGTCTCTAGATAAAATTCTAGAAGGCGAGATGTTTAATGAGAAAGAAAAGGATTTAGACTATAGCGGTGAATTTCAAGTTGTTATCGATTGTACAAACGAAGAAGATCAACAGAAAGTTTTTGATGAACTTACTAAAAGTGGTTATACATGTCGAGTTTTAACACTATGAAGTCACTAGATTTTAATTTCACAAAAAACACCACAAAAACTAAATCTTTTAGAGTCGAAAAGGTTGTTGGAATGTTCGAATTAGATAACACTCATTTATCACAGAAATTTATCGGTAAGATAGAACTTCCTGATGATTGGAATGTAGGTGTAATAGTTGGTCGGTCTGGTACAGGTAAGTCTAGTATCGCGAAAGAACTCTTTAAAATATATCAAACAGAATTCGGTACTGGCGCTATCGTTGATGAAATGTCTAAAGATAAAACAGTCGAAGACATAACTAAAATTTTTACTAACGTTGGTTTTTCTTCTCCTCCAAGTTGGTTAAAACCTTATCAAGTTCTTTCTAATGGAGAAAAGATGCGTGTCGAGTTAGCTAAGGCTTTATTAGAAAATAACGACACGATTGTGTTTGATGAATTTACTTCAGTTGTCGACAGAGACGTTGCTAAAGTTGTTTCAATGGTTGTGTCAAAAACTGTAAGAAAAGAAAAGAGAAAATTTGTCGCCGTTACTTGTCACTATGATGTTATTGATTATCTAGAACCAGATTGGATATTCTCTACTGACGAAATGAAAATGCTAGACGTAAAAAAAAACGACCAAAACTGGAAATCAATATATACAAAGGTTCTACAGCCCATTGGCAATTGTTTAGAAACTATCACTATATGAACAAAGATATAAATCCATCAGCACAAATATACGTAGCCGAATTGTGGGGAAAGATAGTTGGGTTTATTGGTATTCTTCATTTCCCTCACGCTAAGATTAAGAATATGAAGAAAATTACTCGCGTAGTTGTATTACCTGATTATCAAGGTATCGGTGTTGGTAGAGTCTTAATGAACTTCGTGGCTAATTTTTATCATAAACAAGGTTATAGAATGACAATTACTACTTCACACCCTGCAATTAATAAATCAATGAAACCACCATGGTTTCTTCAGAGACAAGGTAGAACTGCTTTAATTGGTAAAACTGGTATGAAAGGTTTTGGCAAAACAGTTACTACTCGTAGATTTACTTGCAGTTGGGAATACAAACCTCAATTATTAATTAAATAAAAAAATGAAAGAAAAAATAATTCAATTTATAGTTTGGAGATTACCACCAAGATTTTTACTTTGGGCTGTTATAAGAGGATTTGCTGATGCAACAACTGGCAAAAATGGTAGTAAAGACATTAACAAAATTAAATACAAAGATGTCTACGATGCTATTTATGAAAAATATAATTTAAAAAAATAATGAAACTAACACTCGCAATCCCATTTTTAAATCAATTACAAGACGCCAAAGCGCCACTAGCTACTTTTAGACACAATACATCTGAAGATACTGAGTGGTTAATTATAGATAATGGTTCTACCGATCAGATTGAAGATTTTATATTAAAATTCATTAAACCTAAGAGAATGAATTATCTTAGAAATGAATCTAATATTGGTCTGGTTAAATCTTATCAACAAGCTTATGAAAACTGCGAAACTGAACTTTTGGCGATTACTCATAATGATGTCTTCATTTTTGAGAAAGATTGGGATAAACGGGTAATTAAAATGTTTGAAGAACACCCTGAAATTGGTGGTATTGGTTTATTTGGTAGTGCTGGTTGTGGTCCAGTAGGTGAACGTATTCAAGACGTTAAATATGCTGGTCAAATGGCTGGTATTTCAAATATGCTTGAAGCTGAAGTTCACGGTATGAGAATGGACAAAGATTGGCAGTACGTTTCTATTTTTGATGGGTTTATGATGATTTTTAGAATGGATATGTTAAAGAAAGCTGGTGGCTTCGATCAACGATATAAATATCATCACATTTATGACCGTGACGCATCACTAGAGTCTCTAAGACAGGGTTATAAGAACATTGTGATGAATATTCCATGTCATCATCTTTCAGGGCTTACAGCGAATCGTAGTGACTATCAAGAATGGATTAAAAAACTTCAGGGACGAGAAGACGGAGATATGTTTACTCACGATGAGAACTCTAAAATTTTTAAAGAAAAATTTAAAGATGTTCTTCCACTCTACATAGAAGAAGATGGTTCATTTAGAACTTCTACTCAAGGTCAGTGGGCATTTAAAGGAGATGCTATTAAAAAACTATGAAAAAACGAGTTGTATTAATAACTGGAGCCGCTGGATTTGTTGGATCAAATCTAGGTGAATATTTTACAAATAAAGGAGATATCGTTATCGGTATCGATAACTTTATGCACCCTGCAGTTAAACAAGAAGATATAAATTTCTCAATAATTTACGGTGACGTTCGTTATAGTGAAGATATTGATAAATATATAAAAGATTGTGACATTGTTTATCACTTAGCCGCTCAAATAAATGTAGATAAATCGATAGCACACCCTCAAGAAACAATGGATATTAATCTTGGTGGCACTCAAAATGTTTTAAATTCTTGTCGTAGATACAATAAACCAATGGTTTTTGCTTCTTCTAGTGAAGTTTATGGAACTCACGATAAACCGATCTCAGAAGGTAGTCAGACATATGCTCAAAGTCCTTACGCTGTATCTAAATTATCAGCAGATAAATTATGCGGTAACTATCACGATTTATATGATGTTGAAGTTTATAGAACTAGATTTTTCAACATATTTGGACCACGACAATCAAATGATACTTACGGTGCTGTAATTCCAATTTTTGTTAAGAAAATACTTAATGGTGAATCTCCAAGAATTTTTGGTGATGGTTATCAAGAGAGAGATTATATTTACATCGATGATGTTGTCAGAATTTATGACGAGATACCTAAAAATAAAAATGTCGCTGGTACTCCAATAAATATTGGTACTGGTGAGTGTGTCTCGATAATAGATATTCCAAAATATATTAACAGTATTTTAGGTACTTCAATTCAACCTGAGTTTGGTCCTCCAAGAGCAGGTGAAGTTAGAAAATTACAAGCTGATATAAACTTTTTAACTCGTTCATACGGATTACACATTGCCCCACAAATAGATTTTCGTGAGGGATTAAGGAGATACATAGAATGGATAAAGTCGAAATAATAGCTGAAATAGGTATAAATCATGGTGGCAGTATTAATAAAGCTCATAGCATGATTAATAGAGTTGCTGAAGCAAGAGTCGATACTGTTAAGTTTCAAACTGTCAATGCTGATGTTGTTTATAAGAAAGATGATCCGTACTATAAGATTTTTAAATCAGTAGAACTTAAATTAGAAGATTGGATTTCACTTAAAGAACATGCCGAGAAAGTTGGTCTTAATTTTTTATCTACACCTGGAGACAGAGTAAGCGCTGACTTGTTAAACTCAATTGGGGTTAAACGTTTTAAGATTGCTTCTGATTCTGCTAAAGACATTGATTTTGTAAATTATGTCTTGGATATGGGTAAACCAGTAATTGTTTCTACTGGCATGATCGATTCTATGGTCGATATTCAAATGATAGTTCACCAATATAAGAATCCTCCTGCGGCTATTCTTCATTGTATTTCTAAATATCCAGCAATAGCTTCAGAACTTAACTTAAATAGAATACAAGAATTGAGAAAAGGATTTTCAACAGATATAAATATTGGTTACTCTGATCATTGTCCTTTAATCGAATCTGCCTATGTTGCTGTAGTCAAAGGTGCGACTATCATAGAGAAGCATTTTAAGTGGTCAGATAACGAAATTGATGCGGCAGTATCATTAGACCAAGACCAATTAATGACTATGGTTAAAGGAATTAGAAATTTAGAAAAAATATTATGAAAATACTAAAAATATCAGCATTAGAATTATCTTCTAAAAGACCAATGGAATTAGATAAATTTATTAAAGACGAATTAGAAAAAGCTGGTTTTGATATGTCTAAACATGTCGAAAAATATCTTGGTGCAGAATCTTACGAATATTTATTTATACAGGAAGACTAAAATGAAAATAGGAATGGCTTGTGGAACTAACGATTTAGTATTACTTCCTTTTTTTAAGGAATTAAAAAGTAGTGGGTTAATTGATTACTTGGAACTTCACATTAAATCTAACGCTACTATAAAACAATTAAGAGATTGGCAAAATACTGGTCTAGTAAAGTATATTCATTCTGAAAATGGTGGACGAGCAGAGTTTGTAAAAGAATATCTAGATATGGCTATTGATGTTTGGACTTTATCACCATATAAAGGGATTATCTTTGACATTGGTATTAGTGGCGAAGCTTATGACTTAACTTCTGATGAATTAAATTGGGGTAAATGTTTATTACCAGAAAATATGCCTTATAAGACAAGTTTTGGTGATATTTGTGTTGGGTATATGCCAAGTGAAATGCCTAAAACATTTACTTTTGATGTGTCACATGCTTGGATTACAGCCAATCAACTTCATCTTGATCCAAAACAATTAGTTTTAGACTTTTTAAAATTAAAACCTAGTCACATTCATTTAACAGATTGCTATGGAACAAACGATCACTTAGTAATGGGCACTGGCGAAATAGATTGGCAATTTGTGCTTGATAATTTACCTAAAAAAATAACTGTAACAATAGAAACAGACAATGTCAGAGAATACAGACGAGAAAATATAAAGAAAGATTTATTATTCTTTAAAGCACTTTATGACAGCAAAGATAGATAAAATCCCAGCAATAATTCAAGCCAGAATTACATCTAAAAGATTCCCAGAGAAAGTGATGTCGTTTGTTAATCAAAAAACTATTATTGTGAACATAATTGAGAGACTTCAAAAATGTAAAAACATAAGTAGAATTTATCTAGCTATCCCAGAAGGTGAGAAGAACGAGACTCTTATCGACTTAGTTAAATTTTTTGATATTCAAGTAATAGCTAGTCCAGAAGATGAAAATGATGTTGCTAGAAGATTTTTAGATATATGCGATGTTTTTGATATAAGAGATTTTGTTAGAGTATGCGGTGACAGTCCTTTTATTCAACCGTGGGTTATAGATTACGCAGTTGAATATTATTTAAAAGAAGTTCCTCAATATGTTTTAACTACTGGTATGCCAGATGGCATGAACGCGGAAGTAATTGATGCTAAGGCTTTAGAAGAAGCTTATCCAAAAATGACAACTGAAGAAAAAGAACACGTAACTTTACACTTTGAACGTAACCCTTACATATTTGATAATAGAAAACTTGATCTTAAACACATGTCCGTTGACACCGTTAATGATTTGAATCGCTTAAAGGAGATTGCAAAATATGACATCTAGTTATTTGAATATGTTCACTGACAATAATGTTCCAGATGGTCCAAGTGCAAACTTAAGACCAGAAAATTATGATTATAATGCAACATCAAAAAGATTAATTAAGTCTTTAGGTTTAAATTCTAAATTAGTTGTAGCTGATATCGGTTGTGGTAATGGTCTATTGGCTGAACATTTATTAAGTAACTGTAAAGAACTAACTTTAATCGAAGGACACCCTAATCTTGTCAAATATTTAATGAATAAATTTAAAGAAAACAAGAAAGTAAAAACCTATTACGGTGTTTGTCCAAGTTTAAAGTTCATAGAGTCAAATACTTTCGATAGAGTAATCTGTTCAGCAGTATTTCAATATTTAAGTCAAGAAGAAGCAAGAGCAACAATCAAAGAGTTTGTAAGAATTTGTAAACCAGATGGTTTAATTTATGTTGCCGATGTTTTTGATTCAGCGGTGATTCACGATGATCGTGATGGTATGTCTTCCTTTGATCCAGAGTTTTTATGCGGTGACTTTAAATATAGAACTGTTGGATCAAATTATGAACCAGAAAAACGTTATGATTTATTAATACAGAAATGATAAAAAAATTACTTCGTAAACTACTATGTTGGGTAATCGATAATAAAAATAATATCTATCACCCATTTGTTTGGATTAATGGTAATCCAATAATAGGTAAGAAAGTATATATTGGTGGCTACTCAGAAATTTATGCTAAGGGTTCGATGGTGTTTATAGGCGATCATTGCGACATCGCTTCGTTTGTTGTTATAAATTGCGCTGATAGTCATAAAAAAACAGTTGAACTTTGTAATGAAGTTGAAAGAAAGAGCATTTATATTGGTTCTTACGTTTTCATCGGAACTCAGTCTGCTATTCTTGGAGGTACTCAGATTGGTCATCATTCTGTAATAGGTTCAGGTGTAATTTTAAAAAATATAAGAATATCTCCATACTCATTGGTGTATAGAGATCAAAAATCAGGGAAGTTAATAATTAAGAAAAACTATTATGAAAGTAAGCATACATCAGCCAGCTTATCTACCGTGGCTAGGGTACTTAGAAAAAGTGCAAAATTGCGATAAGTTCGTTTACTTAGACACTGTTCAATTTTCAAAGAATAGTTTTGATAATCGTAATCGAATACCTAAAGAAAATAATTATTCTCGATGGCTAACAATCCCAATAAAACATTCTGGCTTCTTTCAAAAATATTTAGACTGTCATGCAGATAATATTATTTGGACTAAATCTCATTTAGATATTCTAAAACAAAACTATAAAGACACTGCTTACTTTGATAAGTATTTTCCAATGCTTCAGAAACACTACGAGAGAATAACTCCTGACATGAACTTAGCTGACATTAATTTTGAACTGCTCAAATTCTTTTTAGAAGCATTTGAAATTAAAACTGAAATAATTAGAGCTTCAAGCTTATCTGGTATTCATGGTAAAGGTAGTCAATTAGTCTTAAATATTTGCAAGAAATTAAAAGCTGACGAATACTATTCAGGTAGAATGGGAAAAGAATATTTAGTCGTTAAAGATTTTAAAGACGCAAACATAGAAGTAATTTTTCAAGAATACGAACCACCAACTACGTGGTCTGCTATTCATCAATTATTTGTTAATGGTCCACAATTATGAAAGTTCTAATAATAGGTGCTCACCCAGATGATGAAATTTTAGGTTGTGGCGGTGTCTATAGTAAACTTGAGAAAGCTGGACATCAAGTTTTTTGTTTTGTAATTACTAGTGGTAGAACTGATAAAGATGATCAACGATTAGACTTATTAGGTCAACTCGAAGTAAATAAAATAATCGAAAAAGAGATTGAAGAATTTAAACCAGATGCAGTATTCACTCACTTTATTGGTGACTTAAATAAAGATCATCAAATGGTTGCTGAAGCTACTATGGTTGCATGTCGACCACAATCAGGAGTTAAAGAGATTTATTCTTATGAAACACCTGGTTCTGCTGGAGTGAGTATAATTCCATTTAAGCCTGATACTTATTTTGAGTTAGATTATTGGGATTTAAAATTTAAAAGAGAAAAGATGAAACTTTTCTACGAAAAAGAACTTAAAAAATATCCTCATGCTCGATCTATTGAAGGTATAGGTATACTGGCAGAGTTTAGAGGTTCAGAAATAAATACTAAATACGCTGAAGCATTTATGACAATAAGGAGAATAAGATGAACGTACCATTTTACAAACCAAATATAGGTGAAGAAGAAGCTAAAGCTGTTTACGAACAGGTAAAATCAGGTTGGCTTACTTTTGGTAAGAAGACTGAAGAATTTGAAAAGAAATTTGCTGAATATATTAACGCGCCTTATTGTGTAATGGTCGACAACTGTACTGCCGCGCTTACTCTTGCGTGTGAGTATGTTTTTAAAGATATCCAAAGAGAAGATAGAAAAAAGATTACAGTTGGTGTTCCTTCTCTAACTTGTGCCGCTACTGCATTAGCTCCAATTCATGCTGGTGCAAATATTCAATTTGTAGATATTAGCTGGTTTGGAAATCCTTTTACCATAGAAGGAACTTGTATATCTGGTTGTGACTATTTTATCCCTGTTCATTTTGCTGGGAAACGCTGTGAAATGTACAATGATTTTCAAAAGGTATTAGTTGAAGACTCTGCTCACAGAATCGTTCGTGGGGGTTATCATGGGCCCAGACAAGCATATTCTTTCTATGTCACCAAATGTATGACAACTGGTGAAGGTGGAATGATTGCCTGTGAATCTGAAGAAGAAGCAAATTGGTATAAAAAAGCTAGACTTTATGGCAATGCTAATGCTATTTATGAGAGAGAAAAAATGTATGAGACAGGAGATGCTTATTGGTGGTTTGAATCTGAATTTGAAGGTTGGAAAGCTAACTCTACAGATGTCGCCGCTTGTATTGGTTTAGTTCAATTAGAAAAACTAGATGATATGAACGCTGATAGAGCCAGAGTAGCTAAAAAATATAATGACGCTTTTGGTTTTAGAGAAGATAGATACCCATGGCACTTATATCCAATCATAATTCCAGAAAGAGATAAGTTTATGTATTACATGAAAGATAATGGTGTTAAATGCAGTGTTCATTTTCCACCGCTTCATATGATGAAAGCTTTTAAAAAATACGATGCTTATTGTGGTCAAACGGAAGATGTCTATGAAAAAATTGTAAGTTTACCAATTTATCCTTATATGCCCGATGAGGAGATTGACTATGTCATTAAATTAGTTACTGATTGGGCAATTAAACACGGATGGAAGAAAAAATAAAACTAAATCTTGGTAGTGGCGGTGATGTAATCGAAGGCTATAAGTCAGTTGATTTATACACTAAGGCTGATATTAAAGACGATATTACGAGACTTTTGACGATTAAAGACGATTCTGTTGATGAAGCATTAACTATGCATGTCTTAGAACATCTTAGAGACGCAGATGTTTTCCCTGCTATGTATGCTGTTTTTAGAATTCTTAAACCAGGTGGTGTTTGGAAACTAGAAGTCCCAGATTTGATTTGGGTTTTAAATGATTTTATGAACACTGATGATCAGGCACGTTGGGGTTGGAAACTTCAAACTATATTTGGATTACAAAGTCACCCAGGTGAATATCATAAGACAGGTTTTTCTGATTGGAGATTAGGACAGATGTTAAAAGAAGTTGGATTCACAAATATAAAAATCGATTCTCATTTTAGTGAAAGATACAATCAAGGAGTTATTAGCGCTGAAGTAACAAAACCTAATGGATAAAATATTATTTTTTGCTCACTGTTACTGGGAGATTCACTGGATGTATAACGTCATCAAAGAACTTGACGGTGTCGTTTATACAACTAATGAAACAACAAAACAGTTGTGTGATGACTTAAATATTAAAACTACAACTGATAGAGAAAATTGGAAAGCCGTTGTGATGTGTAATATGCACATGGGACAGAATTGGGAGATGAATGAATATTTTTTAAATACTGGTGGTAAATCAATAATAATGCAACACGCTTGGGACTCTGGTTTAAATTTGTGTAATAAATTTTGGGATCACGATATGAGTAAGTTCAGTTATTATCTAGTTGGGTGCGATCAAGACTATAAATGGTTAGGAGATAAATACGATTATGACAGAGTTCTAAATTTAGGTATGCCTAAATTAGATGATTTACATAAGGTTAAAAATGAAGATGTTGATTTAGAACCAATCTATCAAGAATTAGGAGTTAGAGATTTCTTTTTATCTATAGCTCCAACCGATGTTATAAATTCATCAATACTTCGTGACTATCAAGAACATTTGATAACTAGTTCTCCAACACAAATTGTCTTTAAACTACACCCTGGGAATATTGACTATGAACAAACAAGACAGTCTTACTTGTCGCAAGGTAGAGATTTTAAAATTATCGCCGATAAGTTAACAGATATTGATTTCATCTATAAACTCATTAAAGCTTCTAAAGGAATTGTCTGTATAGAATCATTTTTATCAATCGAAGCTTCGTTAATGAACAAACCAGTTATATTTCATGGTCACGATAGTTTAACTAGTGACTTTTATAATAAAGAAGAAAATATAAATCAAATTGAAAGAGCGCCACTGGGAATGTCTTCATCTTTAGGTGATCCGCATTTTAAACAAGAACAACAAACTATAGCCAATCTTTATAGATGTGATGGGAAATCAACTTGCAGGGTAGTGACATTTCTAAAAGGATTGTATAATACATTATAATTTAAAATAATTTGAAATAAAAATGAAATTAACTGTCGGGATACCAGTCTACATAACACAAGAACTCCACGCTGAGTTCACAGAAAAAACAGTCGCATCAATTAAAAGTAAAAATCACGATTTAGAAATAGTCATCTTGATAAATTACTGTAAACCAGAATATTTAGAAAGAATGGAAGCATTGGGAAAAGTTATTATGAATAGTGACGGTAATTGTTTAGCTAGTGCATGGAATGAAATACTAGATTATGGTAATGAGACTAACGCAGATTATATTTTAATACCAAATAACGATTTAATTTTTCACCCAGACTGTGTTGATAATTTAGTTAAATTTGCTCAAGAACATATCGAATATTCTATGTGGACTGCCGCTGAATGGAAAGGTCAAACTAGAGAAGAAACAACAACTGCTATTAAGAGTTGTATGAACAATGTTCCAATTGGTGAAGGTTTTGATGATCACCCTCATTTTTCATGTTTTATGGTTGATAAATATTTTACTGGCGTTCTTGCAGATAAAGAAGAAGGCACTAAAGAACCTAAGCCAGGCTACTTTGATGAGAATATAAGACCAGCATATTTTGAAGACGGTGATATGCATCAAAGATTGCTTAGATTAGATTTAAAAGCTGGTAAAACAGCCACTGCTTTGTTCTATCATTACGGTTCTAGAACTATCGCAGTTGACGATGAACTTGATTTGAGAAATAAACATACTTACGAAAAAAATCGTTCTTACTTTATTAGTAAGTGGGGTTTTGATCCTCATAATAATGTCTTAGATAATAATGATTTAAAACGCTTTATCTTTAAAAGTGCTTTTGAACCAAAAAATTAATAATTAAATAAATAATGTCAAAACAATTGAAATTTGGAGCAGATGCTCGACAGTCAATCCTTAACGGAGTTAATATTTTAGCTAATGCAGTAATAACAACATTAGGACCTAAAGGTAGAAATGTAGCTATCGATAAGAAATATGGTGGTCCAACTGTTCTTCACGATGGTGTTTCAGTTGCTAAAGAGATTGAACTTGAAGACCCATTTGAAAATATGGGAGCACAGTTAGTTAAAGAAGCTGCCGCTAAGACTAATGATGTTGCTGGTGATGGCACAACTACAGCAACTGTTTTAGCTCAAGCCATTGTAAATAAAGGGTTACAAAATGTCACAGCTGGGGCTAATCCAATGATTCTTCGTAAAGGTTTAGAGAAAGGTCTTAAAGTAGTTATTGAAGAATTAGATAAGATGAAGACAGAGATTAAATATGACGATCAAGCTTCTATCGAACAAGTCGCAACTATATCTGCTGGTGATTCAGAACTAGGTAAAAAGATTGCTGAGAGTATTATAAAAGTTGGTAAAGATGGTTTGATTACGGCTGAAGCTGGTAATGGTTTAGGTTTAGAGTCAAAAGAAACTTCTGGTATGGAATTCGATCAAGGGTTTTTATCTCCTTACTTCGCTACTGATACTGAGAATATGGAAACTACTATCGATAATCCTTACATAATCTTGACTGATAAAAAATTAAATTCGATGCAAGAGATTCTTCCATTTTTAGATAAATTAGTTAAAGTAACAAAAAATGTTGTTATCATCGCCGATGATATCGAAGGTGAAGCATTAGCCGCTTTAGTTATAAATAAGATTCGTGGAATTTTAAATGTTGTAGCTGTTAGAGCACCTGGGTTTGGTGAGAGAAAGAAAGAAATTCTCCAAGACATTGCGTTCTTAACTGGTGGAAAAGTAATCTCTGAAGATTTAGGTACAAAGTTTGATGAAGTGGATATTGATGTATGTGGTCACTCAGATTCAGTTTTCACTGATAAAGAAAAGACTCGTATTCTTGGTGGTAAAGGAGATGCAAATGAAATTCAAATTAGAGTTTCTCAATTAAAATCTCAATTAGAAAAAGCAAATTCAGATTACGATAAAGAAAAACTACAAGAACGAATAGCGAAATTAATTGGTGGTGTCATTGTTCTTCAAGTTGGTGGAGCTACTGAGGTCGAAATGAAAGAAAGATTAGAAAGAGTTAAAGACGCAATAGAGGCTACTAAAGCCGCGATAGAAGAAGGTATTCTTCCAGGCGGTGGAGTTGCTTTACTTAAAGCTTCTCTATTTTTGATCGATGTTAAAACTGATTCTGCCGAAGAACAGGTTGGAGTTGATATTTTGAAATATGCTCTTGGACAACCAATTAGAAGATTAGTAAGTAACTGCGGTGAAGATGATGGATATATATTAAAAACTATTGAGAATCAATTATTGCTATCTAGTGATCCAAATTGTGATTGGGGTTATAACGCCGCTGATGGTCATATGGGTTCAATGATTGCAATGGGAATCCTTGATCCAGCTAAAGTAACCAAATCTGCTTTAACTAATGCTGTAAGTGTTGGTATGATGATTCTAACTACTGATGTTTTAATTACTGATGTAAAAGAAGAAACAAAAATTAATAATTAATAAAAATATGTCACAAAAAAAAGTGAAACAATTTAAAAAGACTATAAAGAAAGAAGAACCAAAGCTTATAAAACTTCTATTCTGGGGAGATACTCCAGATTGTTCAACTGGTTTCGGTACAGTATCTAGAAATATTCTAAGACGATTAGCGATGACTGGTAAATACCAAATCGATGTTATCGGTATCAATGATCGTGGCGGATATAAAGACCCTTTTAAACACCCATACAGAATTTACCCAGCTAAGATTGGTATTGATGTTGGTTATGATGCTGATTTTCATGGTCGAGGTAGATTAGTTTCTGCTGTTCTTGGTAAAGACCCTGATTGTAAACCTCCATGGGATATAGTTTTTACTTTAAATGATCCCTTTATTCTTGAAGAACCTGTTCGTGTATTCAATGAAGGAACAATGACAGTTTTAAAGAAAGCTCAAGTGGCATTTAAAAATTCTCCTAAAGTTCCAGTAGATTATAATTTTAAAATCGTTTCTTATTGGCCAGTAGATTCAATAATTCGTGGTAATTGGTTAGAAAAAGCAATTAACTTATCTGACTATCCAGTAGCGTACACACAATACTGTAAAGATGAAATGATTAAAGCTGACTTAAGCTTGGGAACTCCAACTAAAGTCGCTGATAGAACTAGAATTATTTATCACGGTGTCAATACTGAAGATTTTCACCCAATTACTCAAGAAGAAAAAGATGAATTTAGAGAGAAGTTCTTTGATGGTAGAGTCAAAAAGGATACTTTCTTAATTACAGTCGTTGCTAGAAATCAAATGAGAAAAGATTTAGCTAGAACTCTAGCTATATTTGCTGAATTTTTAAAGAGACGACCAGATTCATTCTTATATCTTAACTGTCAAGACACAGATGCTTGGGGTTCACTACAAGAATTCGCTAGAAATTATCGAATATTAAAATACGGTGAGAACTGGGTGACACCAAGTGCCTTTAACGCTAACACTGGTTTTAAGATTGATACTTTGAACCGAATTTATAATGTTTCAAATTGTATTTTGTCAACCACATTAGGAGAAGGGTTTGGATTTTATAATTTAGAAGGATTCGCTACTAAAACAGCAGTAGTCGCTCCAAATAATACTACTCACCCAGAACTATTTAATTACGATAAAGATGAAGATATCACGAACATAGACAACATCTATACAAAACTTCGTGGCGTACCAATGCTTAGTGGTTCTACTTCATCTGAATGGGTTTCATTTGGTAACGGTGATTTAGAAAGAGTTAGACCAACTACTAACGTTGCTGATGCAGTCAAAAAACTAATTTGGGTTTATGATAATCCAGATAAAGTTAAAGAGATTGAAGAAAGAGCGTACAATTGGGTTCTAGATTATAGTTGGGATAATGTTGCTAAAGAATGGGATAAACTATTCACAGAAGCATACGATCAACTAGAGATAGAGAGAGAAGAACTTATAAAAAATCCTCCAAAATTAACAGAGGTCGAGGAAAAAATAAATGACAAAGACGAAACTAGTAAGGCATGATTGGACTAAACTAAGAACAGAGTTTCTTAGTGGCGACTGGTTATCAGTCCGAGACTTCTTGCGTGATAAAGGCATCTCTTTGAACAATGTTAATCAAGTATCTGGTTGGGCTAAAGAAAAAAAGAAAGTACAAGCCAAAACCATAGAAGTTACTAAAGAGAAACTAATTCAAGGTGATGCCTCTGAGATAGTTAAAGTCAGAGAGAGACAAGCTCGACTAGCTAGATTCATGCAGTTAAAAGGAGCTAAGGTACTAGAACAGACAGGTTTAGACATAACTGCCGATGATGCTCGTAAGATGATCGTTGGTGGATTACAAGAAGAAAGAAAAGCATTAGGAATAGATGGGAACGGTAGTGACAAGGGCAATACTTCGTTAACCCAGATTAATATTAATGGCCCAAAAACTAATTTAGATAAGTTAGTTGAAACATCGGATTATGAAGGAATTCTCCAACTTATTGCCGACCTTAAACGAGAACGAATTAGACGTTCTCTCCCAGAAGCTTCTGCTGATCGCTCAACAGAAATTCAAGACGGAGAGGTTGTCTGATTATTTTAGTTGGGTTAAAGCTGTATGGGTAAATTCACGTGGTACACCACTGAATTTTAAAAATAGACCATACTTAATCCAAATATATCAGGATCAATATCCTAATATCGTTTATACAAAATCAGCCCAGATGGGAATTTCAGAGCGACTTATTTCTGAGTGTGTATGGATTGCTGAGCAACTTGGTCTTAATTCAATGTTTACAACTCCAGCTCAAGCTCAACTTCAAGACTTCGTTCAAGCTCGTTTAAATCCTACTCTAGAAATGTCAGAGTATTTAAAAACTAGAATTGAAGATGACGACCAAAAGACTAGAAAACTAGGTCTTAAGAAAATTGGTAAAGGTCATATTTACTTTAGAGGATCACAAAATCAAAAACAGATTATCTCAGTCGATGCTGACGCAGTGTTCTTGGACGAACGTGATCGTTTCGTTGAAGATAATGTCCCTTATATCGAAAAACGTTTACTCGCCTCTGCTTTAAAGTGGCGTAGAGAAGCATCTACTCCTACACTTCCAAATTGGGGAGTTCATCGTTCTTATCTAGAATCAGATAGAAGAATTTGGCAAGTTCAATGTAAACACTGTAAAGAGTGGCAAGAGATAGATTTCTTTAAGAGTGTCGATATGGAAAAGAAAATTTGTCGATGTACAAAGTGTCATAAACCTATTGATCGTCTTGATTATAATGGTCGTTGGTTAATACAAAATCCAGCTTCTCAAGTTCATGGCTATATGATTTCTGGAATGTATAACCCAATGGTTACTGTTGCTGATTTAATTAAGAAGTATCGTAAATCTAGAGTTTCAGGGTTCTCTGCACTTCAACAGTTTTACAATCAGGACTTAGGACTACCATATGAAGTAGAAGGTCAGAGAATTAAACTAGAAGAACTTCACGCTTGTGTTCACGAATATATGTTTCCAGTTTCAGATATTAAAGGTTGTTTTCTTGGAGTCGATGTAGGACCAGATATTTTACATTGTACAGTTCTAGAGCGTGGCTTTAATGGTCAATTTAGACTTATATGGGTTGGTACAGTATCTAAATTCTTTGGACCAGCTGATAGTGTTGAACAAGTTATCAGAGCCTATGGTGTTAAAACAACTGTTATTGATAAGAAACCAGAGACAACAAAGGTTCAAGAATTGATTGCTATGTTCCCTGGGAAAGTCTACGCCGCTATTTATTCAATGACTGATTTTCCAGTGCAAGAATATACCCTATGGGACGACATAAAATATGAAGTCCGTCTTGACAGAACTAATTCATTGGATTATCTTATAGCAGACATACAAAATAAAAAAATGGAACTGCCCAAGAATATTGAGACTGTCCGAGATTACTTTGAACAGTTAAGAGCTTCATCACGGGTAACAGAAAAAAATTCTAAAGGTCAGAATATATCGAAATGGATAGAAAAAGGCGCAGACCATTATTTTCATTCCCTCAACTATGCGCGAGTGGCTCAATCGAGGGGAGTCACAGGAGAAGCATTACTGGATTATTATACTAAGCCAGGTGTCGGTTTAACACCAAGTCTGGTAGAATGGTTAAGAGTTAATTCAGTTCGCTTATAAAAATTATGCCAAATATTTGGACCAAACTTCTAAAATCGGCTTTTAGCCCGATCATTAACGAAGGCGTTAATGAAAAGTTAAAACAGTTTAAAGAAGAAACTATAGCAACTTCATTGGCTAAACAAGTTTCTACCACTTCATTACCAAATGAATTTCGGTCAGAGTCTAGAAATTTTGCCAAAGGTATTGGCGCTAATACTCTTAGAGACTTTTCAATTTACTATCCAATTCTACGTGCTTGTATTAATTATCGTAAACGACAAATTAATCAACTTACTTGGGATATTACTCCTACTAAAGTTATTAAAGATGTAAAAGAAAAAGAAGCCGCTACTAAAGAAGCTGAGAGTATTAAAAAGTTCTTTACTAATCCAACTGGCGATAAAACAATTTCATTTAGAACTTTCTGTAATAAGATTATTGAAGATTTAATGGTCTTAGATGCAGTTTCTTTATATAAAAGAAAAACTCGTGGTGGAGAAACATTAGGTTATTTACCTATCGATGCTTCGACAATTGAATTAGTTATAAATCAAGATGGGACTACTCCAAATGCACCTCAAACTGCTTACATTCAAAAAATAAGTGGTAAGAAAGTCGCTGAATTAAGTGTTGATGAACTTATTTATCGTGTAATGAATCCACGAACTAATAGCCCTTATGGTTTAAGTTTAGTCGAGACATTAATTTTAGTAGTAACTACAGCGTTAAAACTTTCCTCATATAATCTTTCTTATTTAACAGAAGGAAATATTCCAGAAGGTTTCATTGAACTTCCAAAAGATATTGCTTCGAATCAAGATCAACTTAATTCTTGGCAAGTTGCTTGGGACGCAATGATTTCTGGTGATCCAAAATATCAAAGAAAAATCAAATTCTTACCTGAAGGTATGAAATGGAATCCAATTCGTAAACCTGAGGATATGCAATTTGATCGATTTGAAAAATGGTTACTTCAACAAACTTGTTCAGTAATGGAAGTGCCACCACAATCAATAGGTTTTGATTTTGAAAGAGGTAAAGGCGCTACTGAAGCTGAATGGGAAATTGGTAAAGAAAGAGGTCAATATCCTTTAGCTAATTTACTAAAAGAACTTTTTGATCATATAGTTCAAGAAGATATGGGAAAGACTGATTTTGAATTTACTTGGACAAATATTAATCCTACTAATCGTAAAGAAGAAGCTGATGTATTCAAAGCTTTAGTTGGTACTGGTGCTGTATCTGTTGACGAATGGAGACTTGGTGAAGGTCTTGAACCATTAGGTTGCCCTCCATATGTTATGACTCCAGTTGGTCCAATTTTTGTTCACGATTTAGTTAATATGTCAGCATCTGGTAACGCTATTTTACCTGCTTCATATTCTTTAAACAATCCTGTTCCAACTGAGGGTGTTACACCAAAACCAGCCGCATCTACTAAGACAAAAGATGAGAGTAAAGTGACTACAACTACAACTGACGAAAAAACTAAAGACGAAAAGATAGCGAATAAGCTAGATAGCTTTAGTCGAAATGAAGTCGTAGATGAATTAAAGAGATGGAAAAGAGCCGCTTTAAATGATATGAAGCAAACAAAAGGCTTCAGAGAATTTAAAACAGTGGTGATTGATCCAAGAACTCAAAAAATTGTTAAGGACGCATTAGGTAATGTAAAAAATCGAGACGAACTTAATGATTTATTCGATCCATTCATCGCTAGAGAAAATCAGATTGTCACTTCAGTCATGGAACTCTATGATGAAATAGCGGACATAATGAAGAATGAGCAATAAAACAAAATTAATTAAACAGGCACTAGAGGATTTTTTCTATAAAATCCGTATTAACATCGCTTTGAGAGATGTGTTATCTAGCCCTGAACACGATGCTATCTCAAAAATGTTTTCTTCAGCTATTAAGAAGCAGTTTTTAATGTTCTCTAAAAAAGAAGTAATCAGTGATATTGTCGGCTTAACTAAAGCTGATTTAAAACCAGTTGATAACCCTGAAATTTATGATGGTGTGATGAGACATTGGATTGCATTAGTAGCAATAATTGAAGAAGATGAGTTAAATAGTTATTTACTTTTCGCTGCCAATAAAGGTGGTCAATCTGCTTTGGACAAACTTAAAGTAGAACAAACTTTCAATCTAGTTAATGAAACAAGTATAAATAAATTAAGACAAAGAGTAGATAATTCACTTGCGTTGATTGAACAGACTTCACAGTTATGGTTAGTAAAAATAATTAGAGATTCTTTGAAAGAAGGATTAAGCCCAGAAGACATAGCTAAATTGGTTAAGTCATCTCTTAAGAAAGCATCTGATAATCGTGGTGACTTAATTGCTGAACATGAAGCCGCCTTAGCTTTAGGTGACATAGAGTTAGAAGTTTATGCTCGTAGTGGCATTGAATACGTTAAATGGGTAACTGCTAGAGATGAATTAGTTTGTGATATTTGTATGGGTAATGAAGATGCAGGTTCAATTAAAATAGGTTCACTATTCCCTAGTGGAGTTAAATCAACTCCAGCACATCATCGATGTCGTTGTTTAATATTACCTGTTAATGAGGGCGAAATAGCAAATATATGGATTGGGAATTAGAAAAAGATGAAGAATTAGACACACCAAATATATCTGAGAAAAGAATTAAACGTCAGATATACATGGAGTTTTTAACAGACTTCAAAGAAACAATGATTGATTTCGTAAATGAATCAGTCAATCAACTCTGCATCACAGAAATACCAGTTAGAGGAACTGTAAGGTTATTCGATGGTAATAGTCATGGTCCAGTAAAGATAAAGAATCAAGGTCAAACAATTTGTTATCTATCAACTAACGGTCAAGGTGGATTTCAATTAGCACCATTTGAATCAGTAGAATTTTTTGTGAATAATGCTGTTTATGTCACCACTATTTCAGGTGGATCAACAAAAGTAGGATTCATTAGGTCTTGACAGAGACTGGTTTGTGTGTTTATTATACGAATAGGGTTTAAAAGGAGTATCCTGACTCCACTAAGTATCCGCACTTAACGAACCACCATTTTTTGGTGGTTTTTTTTTGGTTAAAAATTAGGAACAAACCTATGTGGCTAAAATTTATAAAAGACTGCGAAACAAATAGAGATAAAGATGTAGTTTGGACAGATGATAATACTTCTGCTCAAAACCAGATCAATAGCGGTAACGCTGTAAGATGTCTTGGTCCTGATGGAGAAATCTTTGAAGATTCAACTCCTGAACAGGTAATTTCACAGTTAGCCTCAGAGAAAAATATAACTTATGAGGAAGAAGAAGAATTTATTAGACTAAATCGTAAAGATTGGGATAATGAAAAGAAACAAAAATCTTCTTTAGGAAATTATATAGACGATTCAGAAATATAGATAAATTATTAATTATTATTTTTTAGGAGGTGAACAAATATGGCAGCTACATTTAGTGTTGCACAAAATTACGGTACAGGTACTGGCTCAGTATCTTTGTTAGGAGCTACTGGTTCTCTTTGGTACTTCAAACAAGCTACTAGTCAAGGAACAGCAGATTATAATACAGCAGGATCAAATATCCCAGCTGGACAAAATTCTTTTGGTATCCACTTAAGACCTTACTTTTCTACTACTGCAACAAACACATTCAGTAATGTTCGTTTCTATCAGTCAACTACTTGGACATCTACTACTTACAACGCTGTAGGTACTAGTGCCGCTGGTTATACTCAATCAACTGGTTCAAGTACAGTCGCTACAGATGGTGGTGCTTCTAGTTCAGGTGTTCCAACTGGTTCAGCAACAAACGTTGCTATCGCTTTGGGATCACTTACTCTTGGAAACGCTTCTGGTTATGGACCTTCATTCTTGAGAGTTCAATTAACTACAAATTCAAGCGCTCCAGCAGGTGACACACCATTCGGTGGTTATACTTGGGTCTATGACGAAAGTTAATTTTGTTGTAATCGAAACTAATTACGGGCTATTAATTTAGCCCGTTTTTGGTATATACAAGGTAACGACAATGGTGTAAAATAAGTAAAATATGGCTAAAGAAAAAAAAGAAGAAAAAGTTCCTAATATGGACCCAGGTCAGGGTATAGAGGAAACTGTAATAAATATACAGAATCCACCAGCTCCAGTATCAGGTTTAAGACTTAATCTTGGTAGTGGTATTGATTATAGAGAAGGGTTTCTTAATATAGATTTGTTTGATACTTCTGCTGATGCTTCTTGGGACATACGTAAACTTCCTTTAAACAATGGCACTGTCGCTCAGATAGTTGCTTATGATGTGATTGAACATATTGGTCTTAATGATATTATCCCTATGCTTAAAGAATGGCATAGAGTATTAAAAAATAATGGTGAAGTTATTATTCTTACTCCCGATATGGCTTCAGTTTGTGAAGCTTTCTTAAAAAATCCCGAAGATGATTGGTCTTATGCTCCTATATATGGTAATCAAGATGGAGAAGGTCAATTTCATAAATGTGGTTTTACTCCAAAAAGACTTTTTAAAATGTTAGGTTATGCTGGATTTAGAAGTGTCGCTACTGCGTATTTCGCTCAAGGTGGCGTAAATCATATCTACTGCAAGGCAACAAAATAATTAATAATTCAAAAATAAATATGACTTTTGATGGAAAATTTAGATCATACTTTGGCGCTATCGTAGTACCAGTTTTAGATAATGGTAACGGTACAATGTCAAATGTTACTC